GTAGTAATCATATATTAACACATTCATATCTATATATCCATAAATATCAATAAACGATTATATAAATGACTGTTTACGTTAAAAATTTAATAATTAACTCTGGTGAAGATTTCAGTCAAGATTTAGATTTACTTAGTGCTGATGGTTCTGGTGTTGTTAACCTTACTAATTTTAGTGTTGACTCACAATTAAGAAAACATCCAGACAGCACAAATTTTGTAGGTGTTGCAGTTACAATTACAAATGCCACACAAGGTAGAATCAATATATCTATTGCAAGCACTATTACTGCTACAATCAAACCAGGTAGACATGTTTATGATGTCATGTTGACTCGACCCAGTGGTGCTAAATTAATTGGTGTTGAAGGAACTGCTTTAGTTCGTGCAGGTATATCTACAGGATGCTTCTAATAAATAAAAATAAAAAATAATGGCAGTTTTTAGTAACAATCTCACAATACATACTGGCACTGACTTTGAGCAAACATTTGTTCTAGAAGATGGTAATACTAATAGTGCTCTTGATCTAACAGGTTATAGTGGTTGTGCAAAGATTAAAAAATACCAATCTTCGACTGTAGCAGGAACATTTACTCTTGCATTTACAAACAGAGCAACTGGTAAGATTAGAATTACAATGGAAGACTCAGTTACAATAAATTTAAAAGCAGGTAAATATTTCTATGACGTTCTTTTGAATAGTGGTTCAAATGTAGAAAGAGTGATAGAAGGAGAAGTATTAGTTAAAAGAGCAGTTACTAGACCATAATTACCACGACCAAGAAACACCAGAATATCTTATTCCTTTTGTTATCTCCGTAACCCCATGTGGAAATAAAAATAAAGATGGAAATATTACAACATCTCCTTTTCCTAGTGGAATCTTGTAATCATTCCAAAAATATAAATCTGCCCCTTCATAATCATCATTAAAGTTTAATATAAAACTTAAAACAGGTATACCTTTAGCTTCTCCATCGAAAAGTGAATATATATGATCATGATGCTGTCTCATGATCTGACCATTACTATATCGATTAAATCGCATAGGGGAATACATGGTCATTACAGTTTGTGTGTGATAAGCTTGTTTGTATGAATATTTTTTTACATATGTAGATGCAACATGATTCATTATTGGTGACAATGATGATTGTAGATCTGAATTATTATGTTGAACATCAAGTTCTTTTGTATCTTCAGATTTACACTCTCCATCAAGAGTATCATACCAAGAATGTTTCTCCCACTCCCTTGTTTCAATATCTTTTATGACAATATCACATAAATCTGGTGACATTATACCTTTTTCAACATGAATCAGATCTATTAATTTAGTATCAGGATTATTCACTACAATTAATCTTCAGGAAAATCATAAGGCCCATTCATCTTTTTTTCTATATCTCTTTCGTCTAGGACTTCATTAATAAGTTCTTTAAGTTCTATCTTAAGTGCATCAGATAGAAGATTCATTTTATTCACCACCATTGGTGGTATAGCATCTCGTTGTGCTTGTATATCAGAGGGAATACTTTTCCCCCCAAAGGTCATCGCCTGTGTGTCCATACTATTTTTTTGTAATTATATAGTAACTCAAAATCCTCAGACACACCAACACCAGGTTGATAGTACTGAGGATTCTTTTTTGCAAGTTTGACTGACTTTAGACCACCGATAATGTCAGCACGATTAATAATATGTTTCATAATTAATTAACACCTATTCCAGCATCTTTCAGTATTTTATTTTTGGCATCAGTTGCCTTTTGTATTTTACCAAAATTGGTTTTTTCATCACGTTTCTCAGCATCTTTTTTATATTGGTTTCTTTTATATAAACCGTAACCAAGTAAACCAGCTGCTAATCCTCCAGCAACTAATCCTCCTCCTTCATTAAGTTTTTTTTTTGCTCCTCGACAATGCCTTGAATAGTTTCTGCATCCATCTCAGTCATTACATAGTTTGCTTCTTCTATTGTAGCAGCTTGCTCTGAAGATAGCAAGTACTCAAGAACTATGTCATAAGGAGTTATATCCTCATTCATCTTCGCTTCTTTTTTTGCTGCTCTTTTTGCTTTAAATGCATCAAAACGTTCTTTTGCTTTTGCTTTCATTGATGCTTTATTCTCATCTTTAACCTGTTGAATAGTTTTACCTTCTGCTTTTCTTTTTGCCATTTTTTCTTTATACTTATTCATCTGCTTTTCTTTAAATTCTGCTCTTACTGCACTAGGACTTCCTCTTCTTGCAATCTTACCGCCCTTTGTTCTGATAAACTTTTTATCAAACTTTTCTCTTTTTGTTAGTGGTTCTGGTTTCTTGTCAGGAAAATCTTTTTTAAAATCTCCTTCTGATGGTTTTCCACCACCTTTCGCACCAACTTCATTTACACGAGTACCAGGTACTACATTCGGATTTTTTGCACGAATTTCTGCAGTAGTAGGCATTGGTTTCTTTAAACCAGACTGTTGTAACCTTTTCTCATTTCTTTCTTTACCAAACTTTCTTTCAAATGGACTTGGTTTCTTTTTAGGTGGGAGACCCAATTCTTCTCTAGTTTTTGGTTTTTCTGCAAGTCTCTTTGCAGCAAGTTCTGAACCTCTTGTATTACGGTTCTCTTCAAGATTTTCAGGTTTAGAAACCTTGTCAGCATAAATCTTTGCAATCTCTTGATATTCTTTTAAGTCTCTAAACATTTTAACGAAAAAATTCTACTGTACTATTTAGTGCTTAAGGTTTTCCAGAACTTAAATTAATTGTTTTTTTACTAATAGAGGGTTTTATAGCTGTCTTTCCTATACCACCACCTCCATCTTTCTTACCTCTAGTAGCTACATAAGTACCTAATGCTATAGCAGCCAATGCTTTATATTTACCTGGTAGAACTTTATTGATAGTTTTCAATGTATTTCCTGCAATAGTATTTTTATAAACATTTCTTGTTAAATTTTTAGTAGCTGTCTTTTTAAATCCAGCGTCTTTGACCATATAGTTATGAAAACCTCTAAGAGCATTCTTAGTTCTAGAAAATAAATTTGGTTTTGAAGTGTTCTTTGTATTCTTTACTATCTTCTTTTTTATTTCCTTTTGATTACCTAGTAATTCGTCTGTAGAAACAAATTGCTTTTTATTCAGTACTTCCCTACCCTGTTTAGTTGTTGCACCTACTTTCTTAAATCCACCTTTTACAGGATCTTTAACTACCACCATTTTTTCTGGTTTTGGTGGTTTTGTATATGATGGTCTCTTTCTTGCAGTTCTAGGTTTTCTACCAGTTGTTCTTAAATCAGTTACCACTTCGCCACTTTTACTTAATCTTGTTTTAGGAGTTTTCTTTTTTATGTCTCCTCCTAAATTTAATTTCTGTTGTCCTGGTGTATTAAATTTTTTGTTAATCGTTCTAGTTCCTCTTGGTGTTGTACTACCAACTTTCGTTTTTGGTTTAACCTTATCTTGACCACCAAATATATTTCCTTGTTTTACTATTCTTTGTTTGTTAACTTTCTTAGTAAATTCTTGTGCTTTCTTTGATACATCTGCCTGATTTACTCCTTGTGTTTTAGGTAAATCTTTTTTAGGTATTACATCACCTGTAACTTTTGTTTTTCTTGCATTTCTTCTAA